AGGCCATCGACACTCAGCTTCCCGCCGATCTGCGGGAAGGGAATGTCCGAAACGCGAGCATGAAAAGCGACAATCTCAGCGCTTTCGAAGCCGGCCTTGGTTGACCGGACAACAGGGATCGAAAGGGCTTCGCCAACTGGCGGAGCATAGACGGCGAGGCTGGCAAATTCGCCAATGTCGAAAAAGCCCGCCAGGTCGTCCATGCTCTCGACCGACATTTTATCAGGCGGCCGTCTTCTTGGCCGCCGCGAGCTGGGCTTCCAGGTCCTTCACCTTGGCTTCTGCATCGTCGGCGCGCTTCCGCTCGGTCGACAGCTGAGCTTCCAGCGTCGCCACATCTTCGCCCGGTTCGGCGGCGATGGCCGATTGTTCGACGATCGCGCCGGTTTCCTTCAGTTTCTCGATCGTCTTCGCGTCGAGGCCCAGGCGCTTGATAACGTCGTCCGTCAATTCAGAGCCTGCACGGACCTTGAACTTTTCTTCGTCTTTGGCGGTGGTTCCACCGGTCAGCGCGTGAACGGCGACAAGGATAGTCGTTTTGCGGGTCATGATGACCTCCTTCGGTGAGAGCATGGGAGCCGGGGCGACATGCCCCGGCATTAGGTTATCAGCGGACGGTGACGCAGGCGGACGCGTTGATCCGTTTCGGCGCGAGGATTGGCGCCGACTGGGTCATCACGAACTCGCCCGCCGGATCTTCGTCGATCCAGTTTTTCGCGAAGTAGCGGGCCGCTTCATAGTTGTTGCGCGGGTCGAGAATGGAGCCGAACAACTGGCTACCCTCGATACCGCCCTGACTGACGAGGATCACGGTATAGGCCGGCAACAGACTGGCCTTCACGCCATTGTCGCCTTCATAGGTGTCATTGTAGACGTAGAACTCGACGTTGCCGATGTTCCCCTTGTAGACCGGCGATCCGGGCAATGCGGGGGTGAGGCCCAGGGTGATGGACGCAGTCTGGCCGAGCGTGCGATCCAGCGCCTTCTCCGTCTTGGGATCGGCCTGGTAGAAGTTCCATGCCTGCGCATCCATGACCACGACGTTGACGGCCGCGCCGGAGGTGTCGGCCACTTCGCCGATCCAGGCGTCGACATCGTCATAGGGCGAGACGCCGGTCTCGCCCCAGCGGTCAGTGGTTAGCAGCGTCTTGGTAAGGTCAGCGTCGCGGGCATAATCGACGCGGGTCGAGGGATAATCGTCGCCCACGATGACGACGGCGCCGGTCCGCAGGATCGAGCTCGCCATCCATTCCAGTCGGCGCTCGATATAAGTGCGATGATCGGTCATATATTTGACCATGGTGAGCGCCCGGCGATCCGCCGGCGAACGATCGCCACCCAGCGGCTCTCCAGGCATGCGCTTGAGCACTTCCTTGCCGGTGATCGCATTCTTGGGCTTGAGATAGCCGGGGATCAGCGATTCACGCTGGAAACCACGCGGCTGCATGATCTTGCCGGGAGCAAGCGGAGAAACCCACGGCGCCAGGCGCATGTCGTCGATCACGCGATCGAAGGACACCTGCTCGGTGGTGAATTCCATGATGCCGGGAAATGCCAGCTTCAGCAGGAAATTGCCGGGAATGAACAGCGGCTCGATGATGTCCATCAGTTCGTCGGTGCCGTAGAGAAGATCGTCTTCCATGGTCTGCTTTCCTCAAAAACAGATGGGCCCGCTGCGACGTGCAACTGGCCCATGTGACCCGCTGGGCGGGATAAATGATATTGGTGAGCCGCCGCCCAAGGGTCGGCAGGCGATCAGTCGTCGATCGTGATGCCCTTGACGCGCAGGCCTTCCCGGATACTGGCCAGGGTGTGACCGGTGCCGATCGTCAATGCCGAAGCAACGACGGTGGCCGTCTCATATGCGATGGCTTCGACATCCTCCGAGCTCGCATCGACGTCCTGCGCCAGCACCATGTCCGGGGCCTGCGACCCGTCGGATGCAGCCGAGAGCGACAAGATATATTTGCCGCCGGTCGTGATCTTGCCCAGCACGGCGCCTGCATCCAGCACACGACCGGCCAAAATAGTGACCTTTCGCGTGGTGACACCGTCGGTACGGGCCAGCAGCGTCTTGTTCGCGCTGGGATCACCCTGCACGAAACCGGCCTTTTCATAAGCCATGACTTTTTCCTTCATCAAAAAAGGCGACCATTCGGCCGCCTTGCGTGGTTGCGTTTGTCGGAGATCTTAGGATCGACCAGGGATACTCGGATGAACGCCGGCATAGCGCTCCATGACGGCCTTGCCGCGATTGACCTTCTGGCCAGATCCGCCGCCCGACCGCGAGGCGCTCTTGCCGGGCAGCTGTTCGCCCGCGACGGCTTCATTCTTCGCCGCTTCCAGCGCTGTTGCGGTAGCAGCCTTCGCTGCCGTCGCGAGGCCGATAGCATATTCGCCGGCGCTGGTGCCTTCGGAAATCGCGGCGCTCAGTCCCTCGCTGATGCTGCTGTCGCTATCGAGTGCGCAAAGCTGGCCGATGCGTTCGCGCTCGGCGGTGACAGCGGCGGTCGTGGCGCTGGCAACGGCAGCCTGCAACTGCGCTTCGGTATGGATCGGGGCATCGTCCCCCGGGCTGTTGGTGGACATGGTCTTTCCTTTCGATGATTGCGCCCCGGTTCCACGAGGGCCTTGAGCACCAGGCCGGGCAGCACGGCCAGGATTGCCGCTGCCATTCAAAAAATCTGCATATTCCCGCAGGCTTTCGTCCCACGACATGAACTTGTCGACCAGTTGCTGCGAGAGCGCGTCGTCGCCAGAATAGAAGCGAGCTTCCTGCCCAACGATCGCGTCGCGGCTCATGATCGGCCGAGCCTGCGCCACATGATCGATGAAGGCCGAAGCGCATTCGTTGACGGAGGCTTGCAGCCTTTCCCGCACATCTGCCGCCAGCGGCAACACCGATGACCCATCCGCCTTGTGTGCTGCGCTGGTGATGAGGGTGACGGCAATGCCGTCCTGCTCCAGATTCTTCGACCAGTCAGCGTGCATCATCAATGCACCGATCGATCCGACCATGCTGTAGGGCGCCGCCGTGATCTGACCGGGACTGGCGCAGCACGCGATGGCATAGCCTGCCGATGCGGCGCATCCCCGTACGATGGCACGGATCGGCTTGTCTTCCCTGATGGCCAGCAACTGCTGACAGAATTCCATGAGATCGACAACTTCGCCGCCAGGGCTGTCGATGTCGAGCAGCAGACCTTTGACCTTCGGATCTGCATGGGCATAGCGCGCCTTGTAGAGCAGTCCGTCATAGCCGGTGGCACCGGACGACGGGTTCAGGCCGTTTTCCGCCATGAGTGTGCCACGCACCTTGATGATGGCCGCGCCCATCCATGTCTCATAAGGAGCGATGATGGCGCCGGTATTCCAGTCCCGCGCCGCCATCCTCTCATCCCCAGGCATGGGGTCCATTTCCAGGCGCGCACCCGATGCCATCGCCGCAAGTGACTGGATCGGAACTGGCGGACTGTCGTCGCCAGCAACAATCAGCTGTCCGACATTCAGTCGTGGGCCGATGACGCCGAGGATGATCTGCGCCTTTTCCGGCGTGATCATCACGGGTCGATTAAATGCCCGTTCCGAGATGTCGACCAGAGAATATGCGCGAGCCATATCAGTTCTCCTGCTGCTGCGCATCGGCAGCCGGCGCGGTCCCACCGCCGTTCGCGTTCGGGATCGGAAGGCCTCCGTCCACGAACCGCTTATGCTCGGCGATGCGCACCGTGATGTTGCTGTCGTAGTCACCGCCGTTCAGCCCCGCGGTGATCTGGGCGCCGGTGGACCAGCCATGTGCTTCATGGACCTCCAGCGCCTTGGCTTCGCGGGCGGGATCGAGGCTGATCTTTCCATCGCCGCGATGCCGCACCTTCGACCATGCCTGGCGCCGGGCCGGGTTGGTCAAAAAGCCGGGCATCTTGTAAACGCCCCGCACCACCTGCTCATGAAGCCATGCGCGATAACCCGGCGCGCACCAATGAGATTCCATCCAACCGCGGCGGCGCTGCACCGTCAGGTAGAAAACCTCAAGCGCTGCCCGACTGGCGGAATAGCTCGAAATGAAGTGCAGCATCAGAACTTCGAACGGCACCTCGATCGCAGCCGAGATCTGCCGGACAAGCGCCTGAAAGAACGGATCGAATGCCGGGTTTGGGCGACCCGGCGACTT